TCAGGAGAAAAAAATGGAAAATCAGGAAGTATTGAAGGCTATAGCTGTCCTCGCTGACAAGGTGAGCCGCTACCACGAACGTTTATTAGCTACGGAGAGAGATAATTTAAGACTAGAAAAGACACTGGCCGAGCACCTTAAGGGGTGTGGTTGTCATGATACTTCCGATGAAAAAGTAATGCTTAACGGCACTGAAACCGAGATTGAATGTGAAGCCTGTAGCGCTTAATCGTTATCGCTTGCGCCGATCATGTCGGCCAATGACGGGGCGAATATTTTAACGTCTCGTCTAATGTGTTCTTCTTTCGTTTCTGTTCCAGGATCAGCTACATCATTGGTAGCGTGTTCTTCTGAATCATATTCTTGATTTGTTTCTGTATTAGTAATTGTAGTTTCTGAACGGCATCTAATGTGAGGAACCATGCGACCATCACCAGCATCAATTTCCCCCAAGACTTTTGCTTCTTCTATGATTTTAGCCATTGTTTCTCCTTTTTAATTCAATATTAAAACTTATCACAATTCTTTCTTCTTGTGAATTATTTTTCTCCACTTCATGGGTAAGCCATGAGGGGAAAAACAGTATATCATTTTGCTTGGGTTTCCAAGAAACCCGGGAAGAGGTATGTATGCTTTCTCCTGGTTTTTTAGGAGGAGCCAGGACTTCACTCTGAGGACGAGGATCATGAAAGACAAGAGCCCCGCTATCTTCAGGAACTTGTAAATAAAAAACCCCCGACATATTATTATAGGGGTGACTATGTAAACGATTACTGCTTCCCGGCCCATTGACCACGGCCCACATACCAGTAATTATAGGAACTATTTGATCAATAATGGATAAGTGACTCATTGTCTCTTTTGTCATTTCAATTATTTCTGCTTTTAATTTAGCGAATTGTTTATCCTCATGTAAAAAATCATGGCTATGCCATCCCCCATCAGTGCTTTTTCCTTCAACACTTATGGGCTCTTTCTCTTGAATATTTTTTATAACTTCAGTAAGATTTTCATAGCCTGCTAAATTTATAGAAAAGATAGGAGTAATAAATAAAGAATGAAGGTCGATTACAAATCCCCTTTTGTTATTTCCAGTACGCTTAAAGTAATATGAATCTCATTAGCGGCGTTCGCTGTAATTTTAATCAAGTCCGATTCCTCCAGAACCAGAGGCTGTGATAAAACCTCATAGGTGGTATCGGTGGCAATCGTCTTATCATTGGTAATTTTATAGGTTGCCGAAGCGCTGCTGTCCGTCCATTCTATGGTGTACTCAGTGGTGTTCGCAGAATCATTGCATATGATAATGGATTTAATTACGGCTGTGGTTGGAAAAATAGGAGCAGTTCCTGTTATACCTGGAGCCGCTGTTGGAACCGTGTAAATGGTTGTTGGATCAGTTGTGGTTAAATCTACACCGGCATTTTTAAAAGTATCAGCCAAGGTACCAACTCCTTCCAGAAGATTTTTCTTCTATATCCTGAGAGTAAGAAGTATTTAAATTTAAAATTAATTGTTCGAGTAAACGAATCATTTGATCAAATTGACTTGGTTCATATTGAGACGTGGCATTAGGTAAACGAGTAATCGTTATTTTAGCCATTATCTATATCCTCCAAAAAAAGAATTTAATAACATATTATAAGGAGAGTATCCATAATTTGGCTGTACCATTCCTCCCATTCCTGATCCCCTGTTTTGTAGTAAGCTTCCAATTCCTTCTTCTATTTTTGCTAATTTATCATTTACTCCTCCAAACCTGTCTCCCAGTCCACTAATTTGTTGACCAAACCTGTCTCCCAGTCCACTTAACTGTTCACCAAATCCTCCAAGTCTTTCTTCAAATCCTCCTAGCTGCTCGCCATATCCTCCAAGGGTTTCTCCGTATCCTCCAAGGGTTTCACCAAATCCCGTTATCTGTTCTCCCATTCCCTTAACTCCCCACGGATCAAACTGTTTAGGTGGCTGTTGAATTGGATGTTGGTAAGGGTATTGAGGTTGTCTTGGCCCTCCTGCAAGTCCGAATATTCCACTCAAGGACAATTGCCTTCTCTTTAAATCATTTGGATCGTACTGTGTCATTATCTTCTTCCGTCCGGTCTAAGTTGAAGTTTCATTGATCCCAATCTCCAGTTTGTATCATCCACAGTATCACTTGCAAAAGCTAATTTTACTGATCGTCCTCTTCCTCTTACATTAATTTTAGTCGTGGTGCTAGTAACATTACCTGAAGTAGTTTGACTTGTTGTTGATTGAGGGTAATCCTCCAATGTTAAAGTAACGGCTACATTATTTGTTAGGGAAGTAAAGTCAGGAACAAATTTACTCACTGACATAAATTGATCTCCATTTGCAATTTCAATTGATCCTGTTGTTAAGGAAGCTGTTAAGGCAGTTCCATCAGCTTGGTTGTTTCCTATTTCTTGATTATATACATAGGAAGCTCCCGCCGTGACGCCGTAAGGAGTATCGGTTACTCCTGTGCTTGTAGTGGCATTGGCCACTAAAGCAGCATCATATTGCGTGGCTATAGGATTTTCAAAGGTGTAATTTCCCAGGTACGTGGTTCTTCCCAATGTTGACGTATACCACGTTCCTTCCAGATAATTATAGACAACAACTCTATCAATTTGCGTGGCGCTGCCTGAGGGATAATACCACATAATTTCATTAAATTCGGGGTTGATGCCACAGGCAATGTCATTCTTGTTTGTGTAACTCAAGTCATCATATACGTAATCTTGTACAGAACACGGCATTTTTTTAACAACACCATCGTACATATAGAATGCATCATCACCCATCCAGAAAGCTTTACCATTCACATCAATGGCTGCATGCTGTGCTATCAAGCCACAGTTGGCTCCTAATTGTCTTTGACCAAATGTAAAGGGAGTTCCTACAAATTGAATACCGTGCAAGGATTGGTCAGTCCATACCAGGATTTGACCTGTTGATGTTACCGCTCCTATGATACGGGAACCATCAGCAATACGCAATGATCCCGCTTCATTTGTCGATTTTGGTGCCCACTGCGTCAAACTTTCACGATCAGAAAATCTAAAAAATAAATCATCTTGCGTGGCTGCATCTGTAACTGTTGTGCATGTGCCAAATAAAAATAAGTGTCTTGTGTCAGATGATACTAAAGAAAAACGAGAAGCTACCGGGGCTGTTGCACCAAGGCTCACGGCCCTAGTTGTTGTGCCTCCTGAAGTATCCCATTGATAAGTGCCCCCGTTTAAGACGGTAGCAATCAAGTCCTCGCCAAAATTATCCAATGACCATTGACGAGCATTAATGGTGACGCTTGATGAAGACCTAGCGGTACCCCATGTACTTAATCCCCATGTTAAAACACCCCAACCATATCCATAAGTTGATGTAGCGGGGCCAACAGAAATTTGATAGCTTGCGGTTACCGATCCACCTCCCGCCGCTGTTGTTCCCGTAGCGTCCGAGGAATAGGTTATTTTATAACTGTTGCTATCAACAATTTCCGTAATTTCAAATTCATTGTTAAATTCTATACCGTCCACAACATTGTTGGTGGTAGTGTCGTCAAATGTAACAAAATCGCCCAGTGCCGCTCCATGCGACGCATCGGTTACGGTCACGATAGGACTACCGCTTACTGTCGCAAAAGGATTTGTTAAACTCTCTGTTTCCCGAATGGGTGTAATATCATAAAGTCCACTGCCTACTAATATATATAATTTTCTATCGGTTCCCAAAGCAAGATATCTGGTTCCGTTTAAACTAACCCAGGAATGCGTATCACGGACCACGCCAATAAGGGTTTCATTGGGATTGGGAAGGTATTCCCACCCCTTCCACCTTTCGGGTTTTCCGTAATGAAACCTTACTAATTGAGAATCAATATAGCGTCGATCATCTCCCGCCGCATAAGGGGAGTCTTGTTTATCTACACCTGGTTGAAATTTTAAATCGGTTAATTGCATAAGACCACATACTAAATTATTTCTTCTTCGGTGGCAAGAATTGAGTACCTACATTGCCTTTGAAGGCATAAGTCCCATAGTGCGTCAGCCCACTCGTAATGTCAGCATATACGGTCCCACCAATCTTCTGCCATAGTCTACAGAAAGCATAGTCCTCTGACAAGTATCTTTTAGTTTCTGGTTCAACCGTGGTATCAAAAAAAGCATAATTCCAATTTGAATTATCATGATAATTGAACGTTTTATCGTGGGGGTCATTTAAATGTTGATCCGATTTAAATTTTAATTCAGGATAAGCTTTAGCCATTTTTTCAAAGACCTGTCTTTTAATCAACATAAAACCCGTAGCGCCGTCCAGTACTTCTATAAATCCTTTTTTTACTTCCACGTGTTCTGGATTTTTTACATTAAGATTATACTGTAATGAAGAAGCTAATAATTCATTTTCTTTAATATTGGGTTTTTCTTTTACTTTTCGTATAACTTTTGTCCAATCAATAGTCTTTCTTGGATATACTCCTGTCACTACTTCTTCATCCAGTTCTAACATTCGCATAACAGTTCTTTCACTAAAACCAATATCAGCGTCTATAAAAAGTAAATGGGTATACTCTGAATGATCCATGAATAATTGAACCAATGTATTACGAGCTCTCGTTACTAAAGATTCATTTCCAATTGTACCAAACTGTAGTCCTACTTTATTTAGGGAGCATTCAGACATTAAACGTAAACAGCTTTCAAAATAATTTACAGAAATCATTCCCCCATAACACGGGGTTCCGATAAATATTTTAGAACCCGGCATCTTTGGAAACCTTTTGTCTGTAAAAAATATTTAACGTATAGCGCGGAGAACTTTCCCCTAATCCCTGTAAGTCCGTGTGCCATATTTTACTGCCATTAAAAAATAAAGCCCGGTTTTCTACAAATCCTATATGTGAGGAAAGTTTACTACCTATAAAAAACCCGGTTCCGTTATTTAATAATGGTTCTCCCTTAACAAAGAAAAGAAAATTTGCTATGTTTCCTTTATCCGTATCAATATGTACTTTAGGTTCTCCTTGATTGTGGCGCAAATGAGCATGAATAGATATTGGTTCTAGATCTGTATAAGGAAAAAAGAATTCTTTAATACGCTGCAAGACCGGATCATTTTTAAATTGATGGAGAGGAAAGGTGTGTCTTTGACCATAATGCTGTCCTTCTTCATTTTTTACTTCGGTATATTTTAAACTAATAAGTGTTTCTTGTAATGATTCTAATGTTTCAACATTAAAAAAATTATCTACGTATTGAACGTATGCTGTTTCCTTACTGTGTTGCATAGTCTATTTTTAAATATTCTATTTTTTTTATCCATCCTTGGGGGATGGCAATGGCTCCTCCTCCAGTAATGTCTTCTTTATCTTTACTGTAAGAACGCATAATAACTATTTTTTCAGGACTATTAACAACCATCCATCCTACTTCTTGGCATGTAGCAAGAGGCGCTTTTAAAATATCTTTAATATCGAGCCAACCTGTTTCTGTATCACGAGCATCCAACCACGTCACACGGACCATTGGAGTCTTGTCAATATTAATCATTTCAATAATTGTTTTTCTTCTTCTTTTTTAATAAGGTGAAGATTAAACGACACGGATCGTCTTTCTTCATTAGGGGTTCTAAAAGGATAGACACCGTGTGCTAACCAATTTGGAAATAAAAATATATCACCAACTCGAGGCGAGTGTTGAAATTTATGCCCACTAAATGTTGAGGCTCTTCCATCAAACCAACATATATCACCAACTGTAGGATAATGATCCTCTTTTGCATACTCCTCGGGTAAGCTTGGAGGAACCCGTAAATAAAACACACCTGATAGTTGGCCTTCATGGATATGAAAAGGATTAAAATCCCCTGCATATTGTGAGACAACCCACATAGATTCCATAACCAATTTACCTACAAATTCAGGTTTGATAGTTTCATTAGCAGGAGGAATAGAAATATAGGATTTAACCATCTCTCCTATGAAGCTTACCATAGGAAGAAATGCATTTGTATCCATCCACTCAGTCGGGAAACGTACCTCTTGCTTAACATTCCCTGCTAGTGATCCTGAATGATCAAACTCTTTTGAAAGTTTTTCATCCTCTAGCATTTCTGTTGCTTTAGTATCCATCAATTCAAGTAAGTGTTTAGGAAGTGTTCCCCTTACTATTGTTGGACCGAAAGGTCGAATAGCCTGGAACTCGATAGTTTCTTCTTTAGACTTTTTTATTTGTTTTTTTTGTGGCTTCATTAAATTTCCTTAAGTTCTCTTGTACAAATGCCCATTCATCCTTCTTTAAAGGTCGCCCTGCAGTGGGATAAGAAGGAACATAAATTACTTCAGGTTGCTTGACTTTCTTCTTCGCCATAATATCCTTGTCATATAACAATAATTTCCATATAAATAAAGTATTAAATTGGCCCATGATTCAAGTTTCGCCTCCTTGCTACATTGATATAATGCATTATAAGGAGATAAATGAACAAGCTTAAATTAGTTAAGGGCGGATTAGCCGACTTTCAAGAAGCGGTCGATGCCCTTAAAGATTTCGGACGATATGAAGATGACACGCTAGCTCACGTAGCGACAGGGGAAACCATTATCCCCATGGAGGTTTTTGAAAAGAACCCTAAGTTACGAGATCAAGTATTTAAATCTATGGCGGATCTAGGAATAGATCCAACCGAATATATTGTAGGCAGTAATTTTAATTCGATTAACCCCGTAACAGGGCAGCCGGAATTCTTTCTTAAAAAATTATTTAAAAAATTAAAAAAAGCTGCACCTATTATTTTACCAATTGCCGCATCTTTTATTCCCGGTGTGGGTCCTTTAATGATGGGCGCCGCAGGGTTTGCTGGTGGTAAAATAGCAGGTCAAGATACAAAACAGGCTCTTATGTCTGGTATTATGGCAGGGCTTGGTGGTAAGTTTGCTAAGGGATCACAGGCAGCTCAAGCTGGTCTGGATGCTGGTGCTGGATCTTTAGGAAGTTCTATATTTAAAGGAATATCTAAAGAAGGTTTGGGAAGTTTATTAAGAAGAGCGGCGCTGGAAAATGCAGGGGTTGTTCCATCAGGAGCGGGTAATCTACCCGGAGGAGGTATGAGTGAATCTAAAGCAGCAACATATTTTCAAAATGCAGATAATCCTGCGTTCACAGGCTACAAGTCTGGTGGAGCTGACGCCGCAACCAAGAAGAACTGGCTGGATATCTTCAGGAAAAAGGGAGAAGCAGGGGGTGACTGGAGCCCTCAAAGAATATTTACAGCAATGACTCTAGGTGGTATGATTCCTGGAATGTTTGCACAAGATGAGGAAACGGAGGAGTACGTAGACACTAATGTATATCCTGGTGACTTTGGACAACTACTTCAATTAGCTAAAGCTAATACATATAATCCAGGTAGTAATATTGTCCCTTTTAGTTTAGCTAAAGGTGGTATAGTTAATTTAAAAGAAGGAGGATTTCCTTATGCCACTGCTCAAAGAGCAGAAGGAGGGATCACGGGTCGCGGAACAGGGACCAGTGATGAAATCCCCGCTTACTTAAGCAATGGCGAATTTGTTGTAACAGCCAAGGCTGTTAAAAATGCAGGCGGTTCACGACCTATGTATGATATGATGGATCATTTAGAAAAAGGTGGTAAACTGTCAATGGAATCGAGAGGTAAAAAATAATGGTTGATGTAACAGAAACAGAACAAACGGTAAGGCAAGCTCCTTTTATTGAACAGCGCTCAGAACAATTACTGGCGTCTATTTTTGGTGATCCTACCGCTGAAAGGCGGAAAGATGAATCAGGTGCTTTTACTGAAACCGAAGAAGATTTTAATTTAAGAAGATATGGGAGAGCGGGTATAGGAAGACAGATACCTTCTTATCAAGTTGCGGGTTTCAGCCCAGACCAATTAGAAGCAATGAGGATGGGCCGTGCCGGTCTTGGGGGATTTGCTCCTCATCTAGCGGCGGCTGAAGGAACTTTAGGTTCAGGTATTGCAGCACTCCAACAAGGAATGCCATGGCTCACGCAGGGCGCAAATCTACTGCAAACGGGCGCACCATTAATGCAAGAAGGTTCACAAGCGTTAACCGGCGCAGACATTAGTCAATATTTTGATCCTTATCAAGATTATGTGACAGATGAAATTATAAAACAAGGGGATATTGCTACTACAAAAGCAGGTGATGCTGCTCAAAAATATGGAGCATTCGGAGGTTCAAGGCAAGGAGTGGTAGAAGGAACGATAGCAGCGGACACCGCAGCTAGGGTAGGACAAGCCAGATCGACAGGGTATGGCCAAGCTTTACAAGCAGCGGAAGCAGCGAAGAAAAGATCTCTTTATGGAGGTCAAGGATTAGGACAATTAGGTGCAGGGCTTAGTGGTATTGGTTCACGGTTCGGACAATTTGGAACACAACTAGGTCAACTAGGAGGAGCCCAAGCGGGATTAGGATTGGATGTCCAACGAGCAGGATTAACGGATATTAGTTCACTAATGGGCATTGGAGGATTAAATCAACAATTAATGCAAGCTGGTATGGATGCGGCAAGAGGAACTGAAGAAGCAAGACAACTTGAACCATTTACTAGAATGGGATGGGCAAGTGATATTCTACAGGGTCAGCCGTCCAGTTATTCAACATATACAACACGTACCAGTCCTTCGGACAATATTAGTCCCTATTCTCAAATTGCAGGATTGGGATTAGCCGGATTGGGAGCATATAATAAAGGGCTTTGGGGCTAACCAATGGAAAATGTTCTTAATAGAAGAATGTTTCAGCAACCTATCTACGCAAAAAGCGGAGTATATGTTCCTACTATAGAACAGATAATGAATTTTTATGGTGGCGGCTTTGGTGAGGACGGCGTGCCTAAGGATATGGAAGCTTTTCAAACAGCTATAGAGAATGCTAATAAAGCAAACGAAGCGGGGCTTTTTGATTGGTATGGAGAGGGTCAACCCATAGATTCAAATTGGTTCACGACAAGAAGAAGTACTGGCGAGTTTTTGAAAAAGCATGGCCTTGAGATGTATGATCCTATATTTGATATGTACAATACGCCGGGAGGAATGGTTAAACCAAGTGAAAAACATGAAGAGTTCCTTAAAAATTATTTACTGGAAAAAGAAAAAGAACTTCAAATGATTAACAAACAAGATTTAAGTACTGATGAAGGTGCTCAAGTTGAATCCGATTTAACAGTATATGATGCTGCTAATCTGCCTCCAGAAGTAGCAGCGGAAATAGCTAAAAAAGATAAAATGGAAGATGAGGAAGCGCAAAGACTACTTGGTATAGCCAATCAAAAAGAATTATTTGAACTTCTTCAACAAGCTAAAGTTAAAAACTTAGCCGGTGAGACGGAACGCGAAGTATCAGGAGACGAAAATATAGAAATAATTAAAAGAAACATATTGCAAGGCACCAACATTGTAGAACCGGGAACCGAAGAATTTAAAAATTTATCAGCGGCTGATAGAATGAAAGTTAAAGACGCAATTTCTGAAAAAAGAAAAGAAGAAGTAGATTTAACTGACGTTTCCGAAAAAGGAATGCAAAACATTATTGAGGCTGCCGGGGAGTCTGTAGAAGTTGCTCTAGACATTTACAATGATATGAAAAATTTTGGGGGAGAAGTAGGCGAAGCTGCAGGAGAATTTATAGATGGTTGGAAAAAGGCTATTAGTAGTGGATGGTCAGATGAACGAAAACAAGAACTTAATGAACAAATAGACTATTTAAAATCGAAAAAACAAGAAAGCACCACGACTATAGAGGAAGCAGAGGCGGCTTTTCCTACAACAAGTTCTATATTTGGTGTAGATATAGATGATTTAAAAAAAGGAAGTAAGAAGGTTACAGATTGGTATAAAGACTCTATTATCCCTGAGGCAATAGAGGGGGGTGCTGATATTATTCAAAATGTCTTTGGTGCTTCAGACGTGGCAAATGCTGAGCTTTCTAAAGAAAATCAATTGCTGCAAGACAAGATAATTGAAGACCAGAAACTGGAAGACATGCGTTCAGTAGAAGAGGAATATTTAAAAGCGTCGGGTGCGGCAGATTCTGTGGACACTAGTATTTTTAAGGAGGCAATAGAGGGGGGTACTGATGCAGTTAAAAAAACAGTGGATAGTCTTAACGCACAAGTGGACAAATTATTCAGTGATCGTGACAACAATATTATTGATGCGGAGACATTTAAGGAAGGACTAAATTTTATTAATGATAAAAAAAATGAACTTCTAGACAAATTCGACGATACGGGTGCAGGAAAATGGTTGGATAAAAAAACAGAAGAGGTAAGCGACTATTTGAAAGACAAAGGACAAGAGTTAAGCGACTTTAGAAAACAGGCTTTGGAAGATGGAGCAGATCTAAATGAAGATGGTAAAGTAGGTCCAATAGAATTATTTGAATATCACCTAAAACAAAAAAGAATCGAAAAGCAGAAACAGGAAGGTATGCGTTCAGTTGAAGAGGAATATTTAAAAGCGTCTGGTCTGGACGAGCAACGAAAGAAAAAAGCAGAGGAAATTGTAGAGAAATCAAAAGTAACAGAAGACGACGGCGTCGCAACAATTGAGGATACGGAGCAGGAAATTGTAACGACGGATGAAGTAGCTGATGGTGACAAGGCCATTAATAAAGCGGATACAGCCGCGGCTACGGCCGGTACCGATACTGTTGGTTTAGGTGCCGCAGATGAAGCTGTTCCGGCAGGCACGTCAGCGATGGCTCAACTTATAGCGGAAACAGCGAAAGAAACAGGGTATAATTTTGGTGCGTTGGATCAAACAAAAGATGACCTGGCCCTTAAAACAATTATGTATGGATTAAAATTAGCTATGACTCCTGGTAAGTTTCATGAGGCTGTGCTGGGAACGGGATTTGAGGCGGTTAGAAATGAAATTAATGAACGCTATAAAACAAAAGCAGCCAAACAAAAATTTGCTGGGACTTTATTTAACACAATGCTTGCGGGAAAATTAGATATAGAAAAGGAAAGAGTTAAAGCAGCTAATAAAAAAACAGTTCCAAAGAAATATGATTTTGGAACAAACTTTCAAAAAGATGTATTATTAAAGATTGCTACTGGCAATCCAGAAAAAGGATTAGGCTTTGATTTAAGCGGCTTGGGTTTAGATGAGGATATTAGTGAGGAAAACAAAGGTGCGAAAATGTTTGTTCTGGACATCATGAATGAAATGCAAATGTTAGCGAATAAAGCGGTAACTGGTGGTGAACTCCCTCCTAGTCAGGATATATTATTTAATCAGGCCTATGAAAATATAAGCCCTGTATATAAAATAGTTACCAAAGATCTCTTTAGTATAATGTATACCCTTGACAAAGAGCTTCTTGGTGATTGGCTTCCTGGAGATTGGAAACAACCTAAAGAAACAACTATCGAGAGACTACGAGATCAAGATACAGCGGGAGCTACAAGTACAGTAAGCACAATAAGCGCAGCGGAAAGAGAAAAAATACTTGAACAATTTAAAGACTTTCCAGTAACCGAAGCGATCGTCAAGCAACAAATGAAAGAGCATAATAAGACAAGAGACGAGGTTATAGCCGAATTCGAAAAAGTAGGCGCAGATGTATCGGAAGTAAAGTAAAATGGTTGAGAGTTGGTTAGACCCTGCAAAAATTTTAGGATTAAAAGAAACTGTTGATACAACTCAAATAGAAATTCCTGAAGGATTATTTGCAGATGAAATGAGTACCACTATTGGTATGGAAGAGGATGTTGTTCCCGAAGAGGATGATGATGGAAATGAATTTACGAAAGGCCTTCAACGACAATGGAATAATGTACAAAGTTTAACAGGCGACGCTCTGGAAGTTTATGGTAATTTAATTGGTAATGAAAATCTATCTGATTATGGCAGAGGCGTTTCAATAAAAAATAAACTAGAAGCCCAAGCAGTGGGGGCACCTGAAGTAGCGCGAGTGGAAGATGTAACAAGCGAAAATTTAGGTTCCTTTGTAGCCAGTTCTATTGGGGAGGCGCTGCCTTCTCTAGTTCCTTTAGCGGCTGGCGCTACAGGGGCCCGTACCTTATCTAATTTTATTCCTTATTTAAGAGCGATTAAGTACGGGAAAGCGGCGGTCACGGCACTTGGTGCGCTGATCCCTGCTGTTACATTAGGTGTAGGGGAAGCATCGCAAACACAAAAAGACTTCATGCAAAGATTAACCGGATCTCCTGTGGGTGAAGTTCCTGATGACTGGGCAGCTTTATTTACGGGGATTAAATCCGGTTCATTAGATGCTGTAACAATGATTCCAATTTTACAGGCTTTTAAAAGAGGGGGAGGAGTTGTTAAAAGCATAAAAGAAATTGAAGACGTATTTGGTGTATCAACGGGAATAGCAACCAAAGCAG